CGCCGCCCTGACAACATCATAATGTTTAATCGACATCGAATTTCTCCCGTGTACAGGAACAGAGTTAAAAAGCCGGAACCGGAATCAAATTACAGGATGGCCATCTGCCAGTGGCAGGTCATAAAAAAAAGGCCGCGCCATGCGCAGCCAGAACTCACAAGGAAAATGATAGAAGGAAATAACATTAGTGATGTACGCATGGCGCCTCCCGCTAAGTTCTGCAATGATCAAACAGAACTCGCTACGTGCCCTTAAAACTCGATCATTTAGCCCCTCCAAGGAGGATTCACCATGCGGTTGATTTTTTAATAAACAGTAAACAAAAAAGTCAAGGATTATTCATTCTGTTTTTTCATCATCGGCCACAGCAATACCACAATGCCGCAGACCAGAGCGCCATCAGTCAGTACCAACATTATCCTGCTGGTGAAATCCATCATCACCATCACTAAAAGCAGGATCACAACAGCAAGCAGACACAGTTTATAAAACAATGTTCAGAAAACGCATTCAGCATGCCTAAGGTTCTATTCCTACGAATAGCCAACTTGCAACTTAAAATATTATTTATGCAGCCAATTAAATTCTGGTCCTTACAATATCAACCTGAAGATTCTTATCTTGTGCTGATTGATAAATGACAAACCTTTTACTACCTGCATTGAAAGAAGTAGACAAAACCAGACAATTATCATAACGAGCAAGAACATAATACCAACCATCATTATAATTAATCATTTCATATTCTTTCTTAAACTGTGGTTTGTAATATCCTGTCAGAAATGAAAAAAGCCAGAAATATGCCACAAAAGCAATCATCACAATCTCAAAAAAATGTTTTTTTATAAATGGCTTATCATAGAAGCATGATACCGATAAAAATCGCCCATAAGATCTTATCGAAATTGTAACCGCCAGCGCAATCGCTGCTGACAGTAGCAAAAGAGGTACCTGAATCTTCTGTCTCAATATAGAAAACTCAATAATTGCCGGCACAAACAATAATTCCACAGCAAAATAAAGGCGAAATACATTTAGCTCTTGCATAGAATGTTTTCTTTTCACTGCGAAAAAGAATACAACACCAATACCCCAACCGATAAGAAATATAGCAATGACGATAACTGCAAAAAATAAACTTCTGGCAACATCATCAACACCTGCACCTACAATCCACCATGGGAAGCCGTAGTAAAAAGAAGTACCCCATCCATAGAAATAAGCACTCCCCCATCCAAGGCATCCCATGTAGGCAATAAAAAGTGAAGAACTCCTGAGCAGCGCACCATCCTTCATAACCACCCCAATACAAGATGATAACATTGGCTTACAACTCATAACAAAAGCAATTCAATGCCGTCAAGAGGTTACAGGCTAAAAAAACTCTATTACATTGCAGTCAGCATGTTTACTACACAAATACAATTCAGAGCATAAAAACTACTCGGCGGCAGGTTATTGAGACTCATCAATGACATGTAAAAAACGCCCATTATTGATGTCAAGTTTCCCCAAAGTTATTCAAAAAGTCAATATTATGCCGTTAATATGTTGCCATCCGTGGCAATCATGGCGCTAACGTGTGATCGCATTCAAAATGTTGTCTGCGATTGACTCTTCCTTGTGGCATTGCACAACCAGAGCGTCATACAGCGGCTTAACAGTGCGTGACCAGGTGGGTTGGGTAAGGTTTGGGATTAGCATCGTCACAGCGCGATATGCGGCGCTTGCTGGCATTCTTGAATAACCGACGCCTTTACATCTTCCGCACTCTTTCTCAGCAACTATCCCCCACTGCTCTGTTTTGGCTATATCAACCGCACGGCCTGTACCGTGGCAATCTCTGCATCTTGCGCCCGGCGTAGCAGCACTACGGCAATAATCCGCATAAGCGAATGTTGCGAGCACTTGCAGTACCTTTGCCTTAGTATTTCCTTCGAGCTTTGCCACACCACGGTATTTCCCCGATACCTTGTGTGCAAATTGCATCAGATAGTTGATAGCCTTTTGTTTGTCGTTCTGGCTGAGTTCATGCTTACCGCAGAATGCAGCCATTCCGAATCCGGCTTGTGATTGCGCCATCCCCATAGCAGCCATCACATCAGTACCGGAAAGAGAGTCAGAAGCCGTAGCCCGTGGTGAGTCGCTCATCATCGGGCTTTTTGGCGAATGAAATTTAGCTACGCTTTCGAGTCTCATCGTCTTCCCTTTTTGCCTGGCGTTACCATCAGGACGCCGTTAACTATTACGTGACGCTCACCTTTGCTGTCTCGGTTGTACTTGAGCACTGTTCCTCTTGCGCAGGAAAGTATCCTTGCCACTTCGGTCTGATTACCTCGTGTCTGGATAAGAAGCTCTGGTATCGTTTGAATTGTGGCGTTCATACGTTCTCCAGTTCGGTGATTTTTATTCCAAGCCGTCCGCCTGGTACTTTCACACCACGAATTACGCGAATGTCATCGAATTGCTCGTCGTCTTCCGCAAATCCGGCGTGGATAAGGGAGTCGAGTAAACCTTTCAGGATGTTATCGAGGTCGCGGCGGCGGGAGTCTGGAACGTCTGCTATGACTTTGATGCGGAGTCGTGATTTGGTGAAAATATCTAACTTGAGTTGGTGGATGATTTGCTGAACGTCTTTTCGGTATTTCTGGCCTTTATCGCTGATGTAGTATTGGCTTCCCCGTCTTCGCCAGTAGGTATTCACCGACGGCGGGTATGGAAGCACAAACTGATATTCGTTCATGACTTAATCTTCCCCTCCTTCAGCAGTATCGCCTGCGTCCTGATTACGCCTTCGAGGTGGTAAAGTCTGGCGTCTTTGTTGTCGAGATTATGGGTGCGTCTGTCGATTTCATCGTGACACGCGCTACAAGCCCATGCGCCGATCAGGTCTTCAGGCTTCATTCCAGTTCCGCAAATTCCAGCCATCCGGTAATGTGCCAGAACTGTAGTTTCAGGATTGCCATTGCATATGCCGTAAATACGAACCTGGCATTCTCTGCCGCGTGCTTCTTTGCGTAGGTTAGCCATTAAGCAGCCTCCCCTGTTACTTTCAGCATTCCGTTATCGAGCAGCTTTCTGGTCAGCCACTGTTGACCACGCCCGGTGATTTTTGTGGTGAACGATATCTGTATTCCGTGATTTGTGTTGACCGCTGTTTCTTTCACTGTGAAATAGCCGCGCTCCATATATTCCTGCATTGGCACATTTCGCCGGGAACCTGAAGCAATAAGGATTTTGTGATCACGCATCCACGCAAACAGTTTGTTTGGACCAATACCAACAACCTTTGCATAGTTTCCAATCAAAATTCCGCTGGCCTCGCCAACGCGATCGGCAAACTCAACTTTAGGTGCGGCAATTGCGAGCTGGTTTTCTAGTTGCATTTTCTGCTCAGCAAGATCAGCAGCAAGGCGTAACGCTTCTGGTAGCGTTTTTGGGATATTAACCGCAGCTTCTTCAAGCTCTCGCCAACGGTCAACAAGACGAGCGGTGAATTCCGGCGACAACTGGGCAACGACAATAATGCTGTCGCGCTTACCTTGTTCTCCTTCGAAGATGTAATAGCTTACCGGTCGGCCTGCGGTGGGCTTCTCCCCCATTGGGGGAAAAGCTATTACACCTCGTCCCGCCAGTCGTTCAATAGATTGTTTCACCTTGTCATGACGACTTCCCACCAACTCAGCGATTTCAATGCTGGTCATTTTGATGGCGTTGCTATTTATCAGCTCATTCATTGTCATGTCCTCTCATATTGAAAATTCAGCAATAAAAAACCCAGCCGAAGCTGGGTTTGTTAAGTTGTCAATGGTCAGTAGTAATGCAGTGAAGGAGGTAAACTTACGCTGAAGGATTTGTACAAAAAAACCACCTGAAGGTGGGTTACTGTTACTTGTCTGAATCATCCAGTTCGTCTGTTTTCACATCCTCAAACCTTGGATGCAGGCGATTCATTTTTGCAATAAAATCTGAATAGTCGTTAGATAGCTTCATAATCGTAACGGTTGATGACAGATGCTCTCTTAATTTTTGATATCCAATATTTGGCGTCAGCCCCTGAAACAACTTTGTACCTTTTGAGGCCTTTACGTTCTGCTTTTTAAGCTCCTCAAGGATGTTTGGTGCCAATCTCTTGTAGACGATATCATTTGTCAAAACGCCAAAATACTGAGGCCGGAAGCGGGGATTTTCCGGCGGGTATTCTAAGCCCCTTAACCTGAAAAGCTCTTCATAATAATCAGCAGGAAATGTTGTAATATAAGGTTGAATTTCCTTTGCGACAAAGGCCTCGAGTATTTTGGCGAGCGCATCTTTTTCTCTATCTCGCTGGTACCCCGTCGCTTCATCAACAAGCGCTATTATTCCGACTTTAGCTAATGAGCGCACCAGAATTTCAGCTTTCTTGGCTGTCTCTAACTGGTTTGGCCTGGTGATAGCGCCTGCCTCTCTTGCCTTTAAATAAACATCGCAGACAAGAGGTATTATGGATGCGTCATAACCTTCCTGGACGGAGCCAGTAATCGTCTTGTATTTGACCTTATTGATCACACCCATAACATCTTGATTTATATATTTTTTAAGGTTTGCAGCATCCATAAAAGCGGGCATATTGATCACCCCCTCTTCTTGAGGTGCTCTACCCCCTCTTTGTGGTCGGCCAAATGCTTTAAAAACAGAAGCTTGTGATATGATACGCCGTCCATTTTCGAGAACCGCGACATCTAATTCCGCATCACCGATCTTTAACTTTCCCTCATTCGCAGATACGGGCAATAAAGCTTTTTCTTTTTTTGCGGCAACAGCCTTTCTTGAGGATTCTTTTCTTTGCTCTGCTGTCATTTTTGCCGCGCGTGCCTTACCGCCTTTGGCCTTCCCACTAACATCATCATTTTTCATGAGCATATCTCGTGTTGTGATTGATAAGTCAATCATACACATGCACGTTGTAACGTGCAATATTTAAATATGCACGTAAATTGCGAATCAGATAATGAGGAGACTTTCTCCCCCTTGCACTGACATCATGGTATTCTGCTCAAAACTAAATTTCTGGAGCGTTTCGTTGGAAGGTATTTGCAGTTTTCGCAGATGATGTCGGTGATGCTTCTTTGCTGTCGCCTCATGCCGCCCTTCTGACGCCCTGCCCGATCGCCATCAATGCCGCTTTGGATACGGTAGTAAACATCCGTCGAGGACTGATGAACGGTCGCCAAATCAGCAGCATGGAACCTTTGCTGTTTCCCTTCTTCTCCAGCCCTGTCGATGGTTCGATAAAATTAATCCGTCCATCAGTGATAATACGAACTTCGTCAACACTCTCCAGAGCCTTGCTGAACCATCCGACTGACATATCCTCTGGTACAAGCATAACTACCGTCTGTCGCTGTTGTATGCACTGCTCAGCGGCTTTTTCCACCCACGGCCTGATATTGCTGTACGGTGGGTTATTCCAGATTGCACCGTGGCTTACCCACTCAGAATTGAGCGCGTCGTCGGCCTCAGTTAGCCAGTGAGCACACAGAGCATTTTTGTCGCTCGCTGCCGAATCCAGCCAGAATCCAAACTCAATATCCAGTGCATCAAAAAGCCAAAGCGGCGTTTGCCAGCAGTCTTTGTCGTGTGCTGGCGTATTTGATTTGATAGTCATGCAGCCCTACCTTTTCGTTGTGACCATTCATACTCTCGCCGGGAGTCATCACTCCACCGCACGTTGCGCTCTGAGCCGAACCAGAACATGATTTCGATAAGCTCAGTCATGCTGGCCTTCCGCATTTTGCTGGTACGCACGCCAAGCATGACAACGCCACCGTCGATACCAGGCACACTTCGTTGCTCCAGTTTTTTGGTCTTAAGCCACAGGGCAGTGAACAGGTCTTTCCAGTCTTCCGGCGCCAGCCGTTGACCATGCCATAGCACCTGACGCGAAACATCGTTCAGCATCGGCCACATACGGTCATTCTGCGCTTTGCTGCGCTTGGGTTCTTTAACGTGGACTTCGTGGGGTGACTTGTCGTCGATGGGTAGTGAGAGAATGGCGTCTATGGCGTTATTTCTGATTGCTTCGTTGCGAAGCAGAAAGGTTTGCTTCATCTCCTGCTCTCCGGTTCCATTTTTCAGCCGCCGCAGCAACTGATGGTGCCCATGCCCCCCTGGCTTCACAGAGGTCACATTCTGCATAGCCCCACACATCAATATTTATTCCGGCCTCAACCCACAGACGAGCATTACCGCCGCAAAACGGACATTCTTTTAGCTTTGGCTGGGTTAATGATAGGTCGCTCATGCTCACTCCTTCACTTTAAATCCAGACTCCGGATAATTCTGTTGCGCTGAAACTCATTGTTGAGTTTGAACAACCGTCGAAGAACACGGTCACGCGGATAGCGTCGTGCGGCAGGTGAATGCTCATACAACTCATCAAGCGGCAAACTGGACGATGAACGATACCGATACCAACGCACCAACTCTTCACGAAAATTAGCCCTGACAAGCTCAGCTATCGTACTCATTTCTTAAAACCTCCTCAAACGCATTCTGACGCATTTTTCATTCTCGCTGCTTATTGGCATGCCTTGCACGCGTTTACCTCGCTACAGAGCGATTGTGATGCCTTAAAAGCGATTTATTGAAGTGATATTTGCTTAATCGAAATTCTTTTCTTTGATTCCTGCGGCCCTGATGGCTTTCATTACTGCAATTACCGTTTTGTCACGCCCATCCTCATAACCCATCGCATAAGCACCTTCTTCACCATCTTTCCAAAAGTCGTCATTCGATTCGGGCCAGTCGATATCCAGTTCAATAGCAGAGCGCGATGCCTGCCATATCACCCAGGCAAACTCTTTTAATTCATCGTCTCCCGTGAACTGGCTTTTGTCTTTTGACCACCAGTTTTCAAACTGTCGGTAGCTATCGTTCACTTCCCTCTCCCCCAAATAAAAAGGCCTGCGATTACCAGCAGGCCTGTTATTAGCTCAGTGATGTAGATGGTCATCTTTTAACTCCATATACCGCCAATACCCGTTTCATCGCTGCACTCTGGCGACACTCCTTAAAAATCAGGTTCGTGCTCATCTTTCCTTCCCGTTCTTCCCTGGTAGCAAACCGGTAATACACCGTTCGCCAGACCTTACCATCAATGACCAGGATTCCTGCCCGCGCCATTTTAGCCGCAGCCTGATTTATGCTGGTTACGGTTGCGCCTGTTACCGCGGAAACGTCCTGTGCACAGAAGTTCTTATGCGTCCCGAGGTAATGAATAATTGCCTCTTTGCCCGTCATACACTTGCTCCTTTCAGTCCGAACTTAGCTTTAATTTCTGCGATCTTCGCCAGAGCCTGTGCTCGATTTAGAGGTCTGCCGCCCATGACAGGAAGTTGTTTTACTGGTTCAGGTATCGTCTCACCACGGTTAATTCGTGCTGTCATACAGGTCAGTTCATCGGCAGCCTTGCGCCGTAATTCCGCATCAGTAAGCGCATTGGCCCGCATGTTCTGATACAGGTTGGTAACCAGCCAGTAGTGCGCGTTTGATTTCCACGGATAAGACTCCGCATCCGGATACAGGCCTCGCTTCCGGCAATACTCGTAAACCATATCAACCAGCTCGCTGACGTTTGGCAGTCCGGCGATAACGGATGCTTCTTCCCGGCACCATGCAACAAACTGCCCGGGTGATGGCAGAAATGGTCGATCCTGCCGACGGGCTACGCGCATTCCTGCGTTAACCTGTTCCATCGAGGTGATCCCGTTTTCCCGGAAAGCCAGAACCCACTGGCGGCGGATTTCATTCAGTTCGTTCTGGTCCCGGTTAGCCAGACTCGCCGGGAAAGTTGCCAGTAACTGGCTGAACACACCGTTGATGATCTGCGCTACCTGTTGTACCTGCGGCTTTTCGTCGTACTGTTCCGGCATGTTGTTGGTGATCCGACGCATCTGCTCACGGTCAAAGTTAACCATCTGTGCGGCGATGTTTTTCATAAATCCACCCCGTAAATCCAGTCAGTGTTTGTCAGGTCGAGTTTTGGTTTTCCAGCTGTCACGCCAGCCTGTTGCTTGTTACGGTTGATTTCGAGTTGGGTCCACTTGTCGCGGAGTTTGGCCGGACTTAGCACGTTACCGGACCAGAAGTTGTCCTGGCATGCCCAGCGGAACAGCACGCACATGTCGCGGTGGTTACGTCCGTCACGTTCACGCATCAGGCGGATATCGTTAGCCCACCCTGCAAAATTCGGTTTTCTGGCTGATGGTGCGATGGTCTTCACCATGTCAAACATCCACTCTGCGGCGGTCAGGTCTTCTGCTGTTCCCCACTTGCTGCCGCTCTGAATTGCAGCATCCGGTTTAACCACAGAAAGATCGTTTTCTGTCTGGTCAGAGGATTCGCCAGAATTCTCGGACGAATAATCTTTTCTTTTTTCTTTTGTAATAGTGTCTTTTGTGTCCCCCTGTTTTGAGGGATAGCAATCCCCTAATTTGAGGGATGTTTTATCCCTCGTTTTAGGGGATTTTCCCTCGTTTTGAGGGATGTCCCTCATTTTAGGGGAACCTCCCTCGTTTTGAGGGATGCACCATTCTGAGGTGTTTTTATTTGGTCCAAACATGCCGCCTTGCTGCTTGATAATATTCATTCTGACGAGTTCTAACTTGGCTTCATTGCACCGTTTGACGGGTAACTTTGTAATCTCGCTAAGTTGAGAATCGGTGATTCTGTCCATTGGTTTATTCCACCCATAGGTTTTACGCAGAATGGCAAGCAGCACTTTAAACTGTCGCTTGGTCAGATCTGCGCCTGAATAAGCCTCAAGCAGCATATTTGATAGTCTGGCGTAACCATCATCGAGATCTGCCACATTACGCTCCTGTTCGGCAAAGTTACCTCTGCCGAAGTTGAGTATTTTTGCTGTATTTGTCATAATGACTCCTGTG